AAGCTACCCATATCAGGTATCTGATTTGCCCCTGTCCCTACATTCCTTTTAGCCGCTTCTCCCAAACCAAGGTTTTCGAGAGCCGTTTTCACCGTGCCATCCGATTTGATATCGCCAAACGGATTTTTGCGACTCAGGTATTCAACAGCAAACCCCGATCCCAGCAATTCAACAAAACCGGGCAGATCACCATTATCAAGCACATCCCGTTGCGTTTTGTCACTTACAAACTGGGCCAGAGCTGCAGCAATAAAGCTGGCCTGCCGAATAACCTTATTGACTTGCGCACTGGATGCTTTCCCTGCTGTAAATCCGGATAAAAGCGCAGGCAACGCTTCCCATTCCTCCTGCGACATAACATTGGCATTTTTACCCGTTGCGAATGCTTTAAAGTCATTTTTTGCCATCAGAGTAATACTCCCCATGCCCCTACATCAAAACCACTGATGAATTCGTTATCCATATCAAAACCAAAAAATTTTGAGCCTTCCGATGGGGTTTTCACCGAAGGTGTTTCAATGCCACCCGCCCATACCCCGGCGGCTTTTACTGTGAGATACCCCTGTTTAATTGCCGCAATTAACTCACGCGATACATCTGAAATATCAGTATCAGGAAAGACCCAGACCGATATCGTCATGTCCTGGTTATCGACTATCTGCATTCGCAGTCCGGATCCTGCTGTTGCCGCGTCAAGAATTGCCGGAAGCGAATCATTCCGTCCGTCCCAGTTATTAATCGCAATCTTCGCTTTAAGGATGACACGATAAGTTTCATCGCTGAGGTACATGTATCCGGAATCAGGATCGTATGGCCCCTGCCATACACCCTGATCATATCCAAGCCCGTCGGTATCCCAGCTGAAATAGACACCTGAAATAGGCTGGCTGACAACACGGCTACGTCCGATCCACAATCCCAGAATGTCAAGTTGCACACCAACCGCAGAGTCAATATCAAATGCAGTAATCAGCCCTCTGGTGGCAGCCGCAACATCAATAAGCGGCCGGGTCATCAGATCAACATGTGCAAGAAATTTAGGTTTGGTGGCGTGGTAGTTTGTGATTAGTTCGGTGTATTTGCTCATGACTCCACCGTTATAACGATATTTTCCGGGGTACAGGACGCGGATTCGTTGTATCTGATATCAATGTTTGATGACGACAAAGCCCCCGGGGATTTCCCAATCGTCAGTTCCTGAATATCGTAATAGCGTGCATTCCCGCCACTCACCACGCCAAGATTCGCCGGTGAGTAAATGCGACTTAAAAGGACCGAATCACCAATCATCAGACTATTGATATAGTCGGAAATAGCCTGCTGGATCTGCTGCCCTATCTGTGAGGTATAACCCGTAAAAACTTTTAATTTAATCCGGGCATAAACAGGCACATCACTGGAACGCGAGAATTTGATTACATGGGGATTGCCGTATTTATCCGGAACCGTAACGAATGTTGTACCGTGAGTGGCTGTCCCCTGGCCTTTATTCCCTCTGATAGCCTGAGCAATATCCGTCACATCACCGCCATCCACAATTACAGCAACAGAGTGTGGCGGTAACCCGTTACCGTCCTCCGAACCATTATCGTTTTCATAGAGTTTGTGGCGGGTTACACCGGTAACATTAGAAACAGCACCATCCAGTGCTTCAAATGGGGTTATTGATGGCAACGCAACACTTTGCGACTGTCGGATACGTAACTCCGCATCAGTTTCTGCCGGAGTGCCCACAGTAGCCGCAGCAGGATTGGTTACCGAAACCCAGCCACGGGTTGGCGTATTAATTTCAGTGATAGTTCCATCCAGCGCCGCCACTGCACCACTGACAGAACATGTTGCGGTCGCCATCACTGTACCATCCACGCCGACCACCACTGAAGCAGGCAAACGCCATATCACATTATTACTGTCTTTCACGCTGCCATTAATGATGGTTGTTCCGGCAGTTCCTGTAAGAAGCAAATCAACCGTAGAGTTCGTCGCACCTTTACGTGAAATACCATTTATTTTCACGTTACTGGTCAGTGCAGCCCCATAGCCGGTTGCCGGTGAAAAACAGTTGTAGACAGTTATCGCAGTATTATTGGCATCATGAATCGCCAGCGCCATCAGAGCCACCATCTGGCCGTCTTTGCTGTCCGGTTCGAGGTAGGCATCACTGCCATAAATCTGCTGAAAATAGCTAATCAGGGTGCTGAGTATCGTCTGATAATCAGGCGCACTGATCCCCTCCGCGGTTACCTTTGCAGATAAACCGAGAGAATCAAGGTTCAGAGCCATTACGCCTCCGATGTAACAGTCGTTATTCCATAAAGAGTGTCGATTTCAGCGGAAAACATGACACGTCGGGTCGTGGTATCCACCGTCGTATTGAAAGAGAGGATTGATTTAACGCCCCGCGTTTCGAGGATGCGCTTACGGATCGCCAGGTTGTAGGTTTCCGGCTTCTGCTTACCGAGTACGGACTGGATCCACGGAGTCCCTTCGGTGGTGTCTAGAAACCATTGCCCATACCACAATTCAAATCGCGTTTTTACCGCCTGCGCCACGGCCTCCGGTGAGTTAATCAGCCAGGTATCATCACCGCTGCCAAAGGTGTAATCGCCATCGGCGTCTTCACGTCTGTATCGCATCAGTTTACTCCGTCGGTATTGCTTCCACCGCGCTGAACACCACCATGAGTGTGCGTATCATCGATTAGCTTGCCGTTAGCCTTCACGCTACCCAAAAACTCAACAGCACCAGTGATTTTTGAAGCCACACCAGAAACAACAGACCCCACCATGCCCCCCATCCAGGTTAACAGGCCATGAATGGTTACTTTCTCAGAAAAATCAGCCAGAGGGGCAACCACATCAAGCCCCCCCGGAGCGACAATTTTAATTTTCCTGGTATCAGGATTAAGCTCAAAATAGGTGCTGCCGTCGTCACTACGCAACTGTGTGGCACTGGTATTAATACCGCTAATCTTCCTTGCCTGCGACTGGGGACCGACAATACAAAACGCATCCGATAAATCATGCATTCTGTCATCGACCGGCTCCTGTATCCCGCCACTCTGCCACCAGAAATCAATACAACGATCGGCAAAAATCACCAAACATTCATCACCGGCTTTAGCTGGGAACGTTAGCGTACATCCTCCGCCGCGTGGGAATACCACTGGCACATCCACCAGCAATGGGTAATTTTTGGTAATGCGGTTGCCGTCATTATCCTTTTCAACCGAACGGATAGCAGGCTGCACAACTGCCGTCACCGCATCAGGATCGAATGACTGAATAATGCCAGGCAAGGCGACACGGATCTGGTTCTTTGTTGTTTCCCGTTCAGATTTGAATGTTTCGGCAAGGTCGCCGCTGCGGGTCTGGTCAGATACTGCCATTTAGTAGGCTCCAGAAAGCAAAAAACCCGCCGGATGGCGGGTTCGTGGTAAATAGTGACTTTTTATGAAATCCGTTTAAAAAAATGCTGCGCGGTTAATAATGATTCCCTGGCAACGTCAGCATTTATCTTGGAGTCAGATAAGCGATAGTCGGCTTCATTCCGCGCTTGTCTCATTTGGCGGAGATCGTATGCAAGTATTTTTAATCTTGCAGGAGGTATTTCTTCCTTAGGTATGCCCATCCTACCTTGCATGTAGTTGATTAAATTAGCATGGTGATTATGTTCTACAGAGGGGACATGCTTCAGAGCCTCGCCAGCACGATGAAACATAGCATAGTAGGCTCGCGATACGGCATTACGATAACCAACTTCTTCGTCCAGAGTTAAACAATGTTCACTTGAACGCAAAAAATCAAAACTCTGAATAGTCATAAGTTTCCTTCGTATGGGACTCCCTTAAAACCGAGAAACGAGCAGTCATTTCACAGTCGTCTAACCTTGACTCAGAACATATCCTTTCAGCCAAATCAAAATTCATCAAAACGATATCTTCCGGAGTAGCTTTCTCCACTTGCACGAGATAATCACCGCCCATAGAGCTGAAAATTCCCAAGCTACCGGGAATAAGTTTACGTTCTTCAAGGATCGAATGAGTGATGTCCCCAAGCAATCTAAACTGCTCAGGTGTACAAACTTTTGCCTCGTAACATCCTTTAACACCATCGATAAGCTCACGCATATAGGCTTCAGCTCCGTACTTGTCATCGTTTTCTGACAGTAAACGACAGTGCCATTCCATGTATTTCTGGATTGCCGCTAGGTCACCAACCCGATAAGATTCCGCGGCAGCAAGCATAGTCAACATTTTCCCGCCAAACGAATCAGCAAGTTGATAAATAATTTCATGTAACTGGCGGTAGTGATGTCGTTTGAAAAGGAAAGCAGCGAAATTCTTTGCAATAGTGATGTTGCCCATTTTCAGATGCTTATGAAAATGTTCATAGGCTAGATCATCTTCACCATTTAAAGCATAAGCAAAACCAACCGCGCTAACATCGTTGCCTTCAGTGCTGGATGAATAATTGCGTAAAACGTAACGATAAGTGAACTCATCTATCGAAGCATTTTCTTCAAGCATCGCCCCGAACTGGATAACATAGTTACTGGATGCTTTAGCTGGTGTAGCCATAATAATCCTTAACCCCAGAATCAACTGCCTGAAATTGATGTCAGAAATGGATTATAGCTTTACTGATTAACCTTTTTACACGGGAAAGACCCGATGATTTTCGGCGCATCCATGCTGTTCTGCAGCAGCTGGACGTTCAGGAAAGCTTTTCCGTTACGTTTCACAAACTCAAAGCCGTAATTGTTACCATCACGGGAAGGCATCAGGCCCATGTCCATTTTCATGTTTGAATAGTCACCATCTTTTCCCAGAAATTTTATCTTCTGTGATGTGACAGTTTCACCGTTAATAACAGTCATTCCGTCACCGGTCATCGTGTAGTTGCCGCACTGAATTGCAGCCATCGCCGGAGCAGTAACCATCATAACTAACGCCAAACATAACCGTTTCATTAAAGCCCTCTTTCCCTCGCTGATGAGGAAACAAGATCCGCCGCACCACGCGCTTCGCACATCATATCCATGTACCACGCCTGGCCCCTTGTATCGCCAGTGTACATAATCCCGCGCACAATATAAACGCCATCCGTTGCGATGCTGGCAGGCTGCGATGTGGTGCCGCTTAGCGTAATATTTCCGTCCGTGTTCTGGTCGGTGATCTGCCCACCGGCCATCGCGATATCGTTGTTCGACAACGCGGTGCGATATACAGAAGCCTGATCCAGCTGAATGAGCCCGTTAACCCGGATGTTCGGATTAATGAGCGCACGGACGTTTACGCCGTTACCGATGGTCTGCTGCGGCATGCCAATAAGCCCGGTAGCACTGTTGAGCACAATCGCTTCGTGAACATATTCGTTATTCGCCACCATCTGGCGTTGACCATCCACGAATTGCCATGTTGCGCCACATTGCCCGGCTACGTTATCCATAAGATGCCGCGTCATGCCAAAGAGCACCCGCCCCCGGGGGAATACAGTCGCAGGCATTTCAGGCGTCAGGCCTTCGGTCGCGCCTTTGGCTTCAAAGTCTTTCATCAGCGCACGGTTTACATCAGCGACCGTGTAACCGGCAGCCAGCGTCTGTGAGGTTATACTGGTGGCAAAAGCCAGATCAGTATCTGCTGCCTGAATCAGGACGTAGGTATCAACCGGACTGTCTTTTCCTGTGACCGAGTAGCGAATTTCACCGCTGAAAATCAGTCCGTAGTTGCGGCCATCTCTCTGGCCCACGTCCGCCGCGTCAACTTCCCGCACGGTCCCTACGTCGCTTGCTGACACCTCCGGCGCGATACCGTCGTAACCGGCAATCAGACGCACTTTCGAAAATTCCTGCCCGGTGATTCGGTTCACAGTATCTGCCGAGAGGTTATAAATTTTGATAGTCCCTACCCGGGACGCGCTGCTGATGTTGAACCAGTCGATCGTAAAGGTGACTTTGAAATCACTTAGCTCAATTCCCTGACCGTTCCCGTCCACAAGCTGCAGCTCGAAATGTCTCATCCAGTTCTGTGACATGCTTACTCCGTTGATACCAGTAAATGACTGCGGCCGCCCAGATCAGTTTTCGTGGGATAATCCTGTGTGTTGTCATCGCAGACCACCACCAGCTTAAAACCAAGCCCCATACAGGCGTACTGCGCCAGCAAGTCAGCACCAGTGACGAGAGGAATACCGGAGATTACCGGCTCCCCTCTGTCGTTCTGCAGGTCCATAATCCAGTAAAGATCGCGCCATATGATGCTAATCCGCCAGGTGACACCCCCCAGGACGATGCTGAACTGCTGATTGTCCGCTGTCAGCGGAATTTCCTGAATTGTCATTATCCGCCTCCCAGTAATGACGCCACGTTACCCGTGATGCTTTTCAGCAGTGAAGTATCTGGAGGCTTTGTGGTTTTGTTGCCGCTGTTCTGTACCGCCGACGTGCTGGCCCCTTCCTTCATGTTGGTTTTATCAGCAACGGTGATCTGCTGTGTCCGGGAGATAAGGACCTCCCTCAGGGTGAGGACGGCGGACAGGACGTTTTCGGTTGTCTTGTCCGTCGTCACTTCCAGCGCCCGGATCAACATGTTGCTGTACAGCCGTTTACCGGTTACCACATCGAAGGGGATACGGCTTTCCTGCAGATCCAGTAGCTCCTGATACGTCTGCTGAGGACTCAGGCCGAGCAGGCTGGTAGCCGTCAGATTACTGGCAAAATCCAGCAATGCGCCGCCACCGGCGAAACCAACCTCCATCACCACTTCTGACGGTTTTTTATAGGCATGATCAGCGACAGCGGCCCCGACCTCTACCGGATGCTCTGTTATTTCAAGCATATCTGTATGCTTCTCTGAAATAACAACACTGGGAACAATCATTCCTATTTTTCTGCTCTGCTGATGAAAAAGTGTAGAGAGAATATCCACTAACCCACCCTCACCTGATTACTTCGCATGACCTGAGCATTTGCAGACTGTTGCCGACGTGCAACCTCATTACCGACAGCGTGCGGATCTCCGCCACCGTAAATGTGGTAAGTATTTTGCTGGTTAACCTCTGTCATTTTGCCACTAATTCCCGCCACGGCAGCCTTATTAATCAGCTCTCGAGAATAGATATTTCTTCCATTTTCATGCTGGATAATGCTGCTCATCAATGCTGACATGGTTTGCGGATCGCTCATATTCAGGGCAGCCCGGGGATCCACTCCCAGTCGTTGCGATACAGCCCTGATATACGCAGTTGTGTTGTTATTATCAGACGCAGGTGCCCAGGTAGAGATAATTTTCTCCACACTGTTTATTCCCCGTCCGGCGTACAGCATTAACTGACGAGCAAGAGCTCGTAATCCATCAAAAGCAGTTTCAAATCTGGCAAATCGCCCGCCCGGGCGTTCAAGAGAAGCCCCTGCCTGACCAGCAAAATTAAGGTTTCCCGGATTGTTATTCCGTTCTCCTCGTTTCGTAGCCTGTGCATATTGTTCCGGCTCATCATCACCAAACCAGCCGCGTACCGTCCGGCCCACACTGCGGGGATCGAATCCCCAGTGCTCTTTAATCCAGTCGGCAGTACTGTTAGCGCTGTCTGTAACCATCGGCATCGCTGACGGATTTTCGCTGCCCTGATTAAGTATCTGTTTGCCGATGCTGACGGCATCAGCCCAGCGGCCATCTTTGATAGCGTTGAGCAGGTCGGCGATCATGTTCAGCATTTTGCTGAATTCGCCCATCTGGTCGATGAAGTTGCTGAAATCCCACTTCAGGGACCATGATTTGGGGTCAATATTGAGCAGTTTCGCCAGCGCTTTCGCCAGTTCATTAACAGACCCTTTCAGGTCACGAACCATCTTCAGCGCGGCATCGACCTCCGGCTTCCACTTGCCCCAGTCAATCAGGCTGTCGCCGCCTTCCTTCCAGGTCTGATAGTCCTCCCACAGAAGGGCAATCCCCGCCGCCAGCGCGGTAATGAGGCCAATCGGCGACATCCAGAACGTACTGTTCAGAATGCGCAGCGCAATCGTCAGCGCGCCAAACAGCGAGATGAGCTCCCGCGTTTGCTTATCCAGCGATTGCCACCAGGTGATGAGGCCTGATGTTCCTTCAATCAGTCTGAAGAACAGCCGCCCGATAATATCCCCGAGCGCCAGAATGCCTTTTATGGCTTTCGTCAGGGTCTGCTCGATACGCGGGAAGTTGTCCAGGATATGGCGGCGCAGAGTGTCCAGCGAACCCGCAAGCCCACCCGCAAGATTAGAGCCGATTTTGTCACGGGCCATGCCTGCCATCGCGCCAAACTCACGCAGGGAGGTCATAAATTTGTTGGAGCTTCTGGCCGCCTCGTCAGCATTGAAGCCGATAGCTTTCGCCATTGCGCTGTACTGCCCGGAGAAACCACCCACACCCCGGCGCATCGCCATAAGGGTATTTTCGTCAATGCCCAGCATCTGCGCATACTGGTTAGCCCGGTAATACGGCATGCCGCTGAGCTTCTGTCCTACACCTGTAAAAATAGCGGCCATGTCACGCATGTTACCGCTGGCATCCCGTGTCTGTACCCCCAGACGATTCAGAAATCCCTCAGCCCCGGGGTTATTACGGATAAAACGGGCAAGGCTCTCCAGTGACCCGCGCGCAGCGTCCACGCTGCCGCCAACCTGCGAAACCGCATAGCCAATAGACTGAATTCCCTGGACTGTCGCGCCGGTGCGCTGTGACGCCCAGTAAAGATTATCCAGACCAGAGGCGATCTTAGCCGTGAAGGCCACCACGGACAGCGCAGCTCCTTCAACAGCCAGCCCCATTTTGATGACATTTGCAGTTGTACCGGCGAGGACAGAACCGAACTTTTTCGCTCCTGCATCATCCACACTGAAGCCAAGCGAGACGAGGAAATCTTTAATAGTTTCAGCGTTCATTATCCTCTCTCCATTTCTCAATGCGCCGCTGGTTATCCGCTTTTACCGCCAGATGGTCATTCAAGAGAGCAATGTCGTACAAATCGACAGAGCCATCTTTAAGTGCTGTATAAGGAATTAACCCGGCGTCAACCGGATTGAGAAGGTAGGACAGCCCGTCCGGCAGGCTGTTAAACGTCAGCCCTGTTGCAGGCTCTGCGTCGTGCTGGTAAGGGGTGTAGGCAAAAAATTTCCCAGCGAATCGGCGACCACCCGCGCCACCAGATGAAGCATGACCAGCAGGTCAATATCATCAAACATCAGTTCGCCCCGGGTAAATACCGGCACCCATCCGTCCATATGACGCCGCGACACCACCGCAAGACAGGGATGAATAATCGCATCGGTGTCATCTTCGGTCAGGGAAGACAGTTCCTCAGCGATACGCGGGAGCATGGTTTCAAACACCGGTTTTAACTGCTCGAATTTCACGGTGTCGATTTTGCCGTCAGCAGGCAAACGGGAGCGAATGCTCCCGAAATCTGACATCATTCCCGCCAGTACCGGCAGAAGTTTGCGGGTCACTTTCAGCTGGTCAAAAACGCTGAGTTTTGCCACGCGATATTTCACGCCTTTGATTTCGAATTCCATGTATTAAAACTCCCCGAGAACCTGGTCAATCTTGCCGCAGTCAAACACCCACGGCATCGTATTACCGGTTTTAGCGTTGGCGTTATCCGGTTGTTTCTGGAACGCAACACTGCGTGCTGTGATGATGTCGCCGCTGACCTTGTTGCGGATCACGATAACGTTATTCCCCCATGTGGCAGAAGACTGGCTCTGTGCGTTATACGCCAGCGACAATTTTTTATTTGTCGGTGATGTCTTCAGAAGGTTAACGGTAATCGTCCCGCTTTTATCTGCATGGAGGCTGTGCATCACTTCACCATCAGCACCGATGGTCATGGTGTTTTTAGGACCGCCCATCGCAACCACAATCCCCTCTTCAGAACTTGCCGAACCGTACCCGAGGTCAATCGAACCGGTCGGCCCGGTCAGCGTCGCAGTGACATCCATAAAAGAATAGGTAGACATTCACTTCCCCTTAGCGAACAACGTTAATCTGTACGTCAGCGTAATGAACCGCGCCTGCAAGTTTTATTGCAGCCTGAATCACCGGAGCCTTACGGGCTTCACGTTCTGATTGTGCCTGTTCATCCAGCGGCTGGGCGTATACGTAATAACCTTTGGGCAGCGTGTCACCTGATGACAACTGACCAAGGTCGCCCCCGTTCCATACGCCCGGAGCAATCAGTCCATTCTGAACGGCCTGATCCAGTGATTTTTCAACATTTGATAACAGTCGGGTAATACCGGCTTCAGTCTGGGGAACTTTCGTGGTGCTGGTATAAAGCAGGTTATAGAGGTTGGTCTGCACATAATTCTGTAACCAGTCCAAGCCGTGGCGTTCATCAAAGAAATCGCCGTTAGCCATCACTCCCTGCTGGAGGATAGCCGTATCATTCTGGTAGTACACAAATACATTGCAGTTTTTTGCATCAAGTGCCGATGCCTGGCTGACTGTCAGTGTTTCATACCCGACACCCGGCTCCTGCTTAAACTTGAGCGTAATCGCGGTATTACTGCCATTGAAATTAACCGTGAATGCCCGGCCAAATGCAGATAACGCAGCGTATTTATTACCCGATGAATACTGAATAAAACTGCGTGAATATCCGGCGGTTTTCAGTTTTGATGCCAAATCATCTCTGGATGCAGTCTGCAGGCATTTCTCATCGCTTGTCGTAATCGCCAGAATACGGCTTACAGAAGAGGATTCGATCGCCGCAGCCACTTTCAGCCAGTCTGCATCCGGAATATCTGCATCGTCTGCAATCCCCAGCCCATACCATGAAGTATAATCAAGCATGGCATTCACAGCCTGCTCCAGCGTCTCAGGCGTGGCCTGTTCGCTGTCTCCCTTCGTTTTCACCCAACGACCAACAAAAACCTCCTGAGGTTTCGGTGATTGTGAGAAAAACACCTGCGCAGCCTTATATTCTGGTGATTCCACGCCAAAATCTTTTCCAATATCTTCCGCGGCAGAATAACGGCGAATGCGCTCACTTACCGGAATGATTGTGGACGGGCCGAGAATGAGTAATGCACCAAAATTTCGCCCTGATGCTGCACGCGGCGACATGATCACATCAACATTAACAACGTTTGATACAGGCAAGCCCTGTTCCATAGCTTAATCTCCGAAAAAGATTACTGGTGCTTCCACCAGCGATTTAATACCGTACTCGCGCACAACCTTCCGGCGCAGACGCACCGTCATATCGTAGCGGCGGACCCATTGCTGATTAATAAGTTCAGGGAAGGGAATCAGACCTGTGTAATCGCCAAGAGACAGCCCCAGCGCATTCAGTGCTGCATTGTTCTGCGGCACAGATATACCGTCACGAAACCGGGACGCATACACCATCCCCGCCGGTCCATAAAACGAAGCCATACACTCAATCGTTTCATGCCGCCAGAGCTGAGAGCCATCATCGGTCTGTCTGGTGAATGCCGGACTGTCATCACCTGACCATCCGATAACCCCAAACGCACACCAGTTCGTTTCAACCGGTAGCAGTGGCGGCTGCTCTTTCTGCCAGCGCGGGCGAACCATCCCGGCAGACAGACCGGAAACGTTACGCATCCACTGGCTTAACAGCCTGTCGAGCGCTTCGTCATAATCCGGATCGCCACTGGTTGGTATCAGCCATCCGCGCTCTGTGCTGGTGTTATTGCTCAACCGGAATTCCCCCATCAAACGGCAGCAACTCACAATGCGCCTGAACGAATCCGGCACCATAAGCTGTATACGGGTCGACGAAGGTCACACGATAATCACGGCCCTGATACGTCACGATATCGGCATCACGGCCAGTCTGTCCCTGCGTCAGTCGCGCAGTCGTCACAATCAGAATTGCACCACTGATTACCTGCCCGGCCTGCATACGGCGGTTTTCCAGAGAGCGATCAACAGTTACGACTCCGGCAAACTGTTTTTTAACTTCGCTGTCGCTGCCGATCCCGTCCTCATCCACCGTTTGCACTCGGCGTGTTACCCACAAATTGAAGTCGCAAAAATCGGGGTCAAAAAGCACATCTGTTACATCAAGAGTCGGCATCTTTATCCCTCACTACATGGGTAATCGCTCTGCGATATTGCCCGGTGTCAATTAATGGTTTCGCCAGATCGGTTCCGGGAGATTCGCCAGCAGCACGCCGGGCAAGTTCCAGTGTTGCTCCCTTGCGCCCCCGACGAGCCCGGGCTTCAACAGTACTGTCAGCAAGCGGCGTAAAGCCGGTAATGGTCATGTAACGCCTGACACCATTAGCGGCCAGCGTTCCGGCACGGTTGAGTGCGCTTTCCGCTCCCGCAGCATTACCATCAAGTGCAGCCTGCGCCGCGGCTTTAAGCTGCGGCACCGTCAGCTCTTCTGCCGATTTAACGCCGGGGACCAGGTGAGGTCGTGGCGGGATGTTCTGCTCTGGTGAGCCGTATTCGTTGAGGTAACCGATGCCCGCATTACCAAACGGAACATCATCCCGTTCGCTGTCTTCCGAAGGGATGCCGACCAGCACATCTTTTTTGGTTAACGACCTGAGCGCATCCAGAATGGCCTTAGCGTTATCCACCCTCGTTGTTACACCGCTTTTGAAACTCATAGCTGGCGACCACCTGCACCGAACATCGTGATCAACTGATAAAATTCAGCGCCATATCGGGTGTTATTCCAGAAACCTGCATCAGGATTCAGCGTCGCGCTGGTGTCATAACTGACGCTTACCTTATCCACGGACTTTGAGGACTGAACACCATTGGTTGAACCGCCCGGCCCGCCAGCCAGCATCGCCCGGCTGTCTGCCGCCCAGAGCGTCATGTAGTGTGCAACGAACAATCCGGCAAAGTACGGAAACAACTTTTTGCCGGTGACGTTTTCGCTCAGCAGTTCATCGGCCAGATTCAGACGAAACTGGATTTGCGCTTCGGGATATTTGGCAAGGTCAGCAAACTGCGGGAAGTCGCGGCGAAAATCACTTACCGCTGGCAGACTTTGATTCTTTGGCATTTTTTACCTCGTTACGCGCGTCTGTGGCTTTGCCAACGGATACTTCCGCGTGCGCACGAGTGAACCAGTGCGTGGCAACGTCTTCCTCCACAGCATGACGGCCTTTAACAAACTCGCGCCGCGAACCGTCGGGAAGCGTGAGCACAAACGGGGTATGTACGTGTATTACTGCATTATTTTTTGCCATCAGGTCATCCTTAATGGCCCCGCCAGGGGGCCATATGGCTGTTAAATGCCATCAACGTACGAAATGGTTTCTTTGTACACTGGCTCGACTGCACCCAGCTTGCCGTAGTAAGTGACGATCTGATACAGACCGCGATACTGCACCGGCACGCTCTGAAGCGGAACCAGCGGGTAGCGGACGTATTTTTTATCGTTGGTGTACGCAACCATGCGATCCTTATTCCCCACACCACGGCCTTTCAGCCATTTAACCGCGCGGATATTCAGCGGAACACCGTTCTGGTGATAGCTGATGGTGTTGGTCTGAAGGTACGTCAACAGGGACTGGTTACCCGCAGAAGAAACGATGATGCTGGACAACAGAGCAAACTGCTCAGGCGGGATCAGCAAATCACGCGGAACCACAGAGTAACCAGAAGCGGCCCACGCATCAGACAGCACCTGGTTAATGCTTGCGCGGATTTCGTCCGGTGTTGAGGTTGCCCACGTTTTGGCAGCGTTGTTGACAGGCACGCCGTCCAGGGTAACAAGACCTTTCAGGTTTAACGCTGAATCGCCAACATACACCTGTTCATCGTTATCCATCTGCCATTTCAGTTGCATCCCGTCATACTTCTGCGTATCGATCGGGCGTCCGACCTGCTGAGCAGCCTGCAATTCTATGACCGTCCAGCCAAGTTCCATCCCCCACAGGTTCAGCGGGTTACCGGATTTGCCAATATCCACATTTACGCCAGCAATAGCGGTTGAGTCTTTGCCTACCCAGTTTTTGCCATTCGGATTTGCACCAGTACCCGCAGCGGCGAAGCTGGTATTCGTCCAGCTGGAAATGTCATCTGCGATAGAGACATCTTCACGCAACTGAATATCGCGGGTCCAGGTGTACCCCACCAGTGGCAGGTTCAGCGTCTGGTCGAGTCGCTCCAGCTCCCCGATGAGAAAGGCACCAGAGCTGTCAACGGTTGCCTGATCAAAAGTAATCATTCGTCTGTTCCTTAAATCTTCCAGGAAATTTCTGCATTGCCGTCAGCATCACCGGCACCTGTGAATTCAGCGTTGGTCAGCGCCACGTTTTTGCCACTGACTGACGTGGACATGAATCCACCCAGCGGCACTTTGATGGATTCATCAGTGGAGACGACAACGTATACCGGGTCGCCTTTTTTGATGGTGCTGGCATCAAAATCAGAACCGAGATTAACGGTCACGTAGCCACGCTTCATGGCGTCGCCCGGGAAGTTCTTGCCACTCCCCACCTGGCGAACCATGTCCGGCTGCGAAGTGGTCGGATAAGGGCGCACGTAGATCCCCTTCACCTTGTCTGCGGTATCACCATCTGCCAGCGGCACGAAAAAACCGTCATCATCGTATTTACCAGCCAGCCCATAGGCAGCGAAGGCGTTATCGGATTTAAGGACCACCGGTTCGACGGTTAAGTCCTGCGGGCGAGAGACAGCCCCGGCAATGCCAACAGGCATCCGGTACAGAAATACATTATTCATTTTTTACCCTTTACGGTTTGCCCAGAATTCAGCGTTTTGTTTGTTCAGGGAAGCGATACTGGTCATGCCCATGTTTGGGCGCTGTGCATCGCCGGTGGTGGCGCGGGTGTTTCGCCCTTTGGCAATCTCAGACACGGCATTAAACGCCATGTCGACCGATTGTTTCGGTAATTTGCGGATATCCGCATCACCGACTATCTGGCGAACCAGCGTTTTGTCAGCAGAAGCCAGAACCTCGCGTTTGAACGCGGTCGGTTTCATCTTACGGCTCAGATCGATACCCGGAACGATAACTTCGGCACGCCAGGCTGAGTCACCAGTAATCGTGGTTTCCTCTTCATCGTCCTCGCCGTCACCGGTCGGATTATCGTCAGGCTTATTGTCGTTATCGCCCGTCGCATTTCCTTCCAGCTTAGCCAGCAGGGCTTTCAGTAATGTTTTGAGGTCATCATCACTGTCGCCGGTTGGACCTCCGCCCATCTCTGGTGCTTTGTCCGGTAGCGGTTGCTGCGGGGACAGGTTGATGTTGAGATTAACGCCCTGCGGCAAATCCCCCTCATCTCCTGTAACCGATGCGGGAGCCGACTCCACCAGTTCGTTCATGGTGTCAGCGTCACCCGTTTTGATGGCCGTGCGCATGCGGGTCCACCAGCTTTTCTTTTGATTTGCCATTGTGTCTCTGTCTCCAATTGCACAACGATTTCCGGCTCTACCTTTAGGGACAAGAGCCACATGGTTTCCGGTAATATCGACCTGCTCGGCTTTACCTGGCTCGGTCTGCTCATACTCCGCGTCATAGCCGCACGACACTTCGCGCAGGCCATCTTCGATAAGCTGAATGGCGCTTTCGTCTTTAACGATAAGGTCAGCCAGCATCAAATCAGACTGCTCACCCGTCCCGCGCCGGACATTCTGAAGGTGCCCGACAGCAAGCTCTTTCCAGTTCTCGGGATTTACCAGCCGCACATTCCCGTTTTCATCTTCAGGATGCAGAATCGTGATGCTCATCCCTTCGAATGAGGCAAGCGTGGCCGGATGGAATACCTGCTCAGGAGAACGCGTGACGACTATTTCACCGAACTTATCGGGTTTCAGTTTTGGCAGGTCATCAGCGCCATAGAGCTGCTTACCTGTTCGTCCTATCGGCACGTCTTTGCACAGCAACGAGCCGTCAGCCAGCTGATAGCGGGTTTCCCCCAGCCGGGTATTGAAAAAATATTTCATGTGTTACCTGCGATTCAGGCGGGATAAGAATGGGAGGTGGGAAAAACGATTTCTTTATAACAGCGACAATTCGGGAGCTCGCCAGCGTGACCGGTCATGCCATCAAGCGTTGGAGGTTTGCCCCATTCGACAAATTTACCTTCCATTTCCCGATGAGAATGCCTGACGTCACCATCTTCGGCTGTACGCCAGATATAACCATTCGAACCAATTGACAGCGCACGCGCCTGATCCAGCGCGCCGGTTGCACGTCCAAGTTCAGTACGGGCAATCAGGTCAGCTCTGGACTTTGCTATATCACCCGATGCGGCTATTTCTTTAGCAAAATCTTCCGCTCTCCCACCGGTCACAACAGCTTCTGTCGCCCGATTCTGGATGTCGTACACCCTGTCAGCCGCCTCGAGGGGGAGCGATTTGATGTACTTGACCTGTTCGGCGATGATGGATTGCATCACCTGGCCCACAGGAGCGCTTTCCACAAGATTGCGGAGCTCGCGACTGATGTTCTTGCTGTGTTGCCGCCAAACTTTCTCGTTCTGCCGGGTTAGGTCCGCAGTAAAGTTTTCCGCGACCTTTGTCGCCCAGGGGGTGATGATTTTACTGTAGCGTTCCAGCGCCTCAATAATTTCCGTGATACTGTCATTTGAACCATCGTAGTGACCATTGACGATGTCTCCGACCGCCCGCGCTATCCTGCGTAGGCTGGTTCGATAGCGGATTTCCGCCTGACGGTTCCTGCGGTTCGTCATCAGGTTCGCCGATGCCGGGCGGCGCTTCATCTTCGGCATTCTCGATGTCCTCGTCGGTAATGGATGCCCCGATGCCGGTTACGTCAGAATTTTCGCGCAAATCAGTCATAGCGGCTTTCAGTGTCATCAGACCATCACCCAGCGCCGTACTGATTGCGTTGGTGGTGTTTAACGCCACCGTTGAGCGATCGACATCAGACATTTGCCAGAGCGGGTTAAACTCAAACGTGAAATCATCCGGGAGCGGCTTGCCAAGTTCCGAACGATGCATGATGTCCAGTATCCGACGCACCGGAAGACGTAAACGCCTCTCCTGCAACGAACTGATGCGGTCGTAATAGTTGGCAAGGTCTGCATCACCGGTAGAAAATCCTTTCGGGGACTGTCCGAACAACCGCACCAGTGGGATACCAACAGCGCCACTAATCTGTTCTGCAAACTGTGATAGGATGTCATCCAGACCACTGAAGCTGTACTGATGCGTTTCAAACTTATCCCGCGAGTCCATGAGCGTCATGCCTTCATTGCTCTGGAACTGTCGAATCAGGTCGATATTCTTCAGCAACGCTTCATACGCAGGACCACCAAGTGCGATAAGCTCGCGTAGCTTCTCCACGCTGTAGGTACGCAAATGCGCTTTGTAGACCAGCTGCGCCGCGCCGACAGTAGCGCTGTCGAACGCGGTAAGACGATCCCAGATACGCTCTACAACCGACATTCCCCATTCGTTCTCGGTCATCTTCTGCTGAAATGGCAGCGTGACGCCATCAAAGCGAATCAGTCGACTGTGATGAATGCGCCAGGCAGGAATTCCCGTTGCTGTGGTCACCACATCGTAAAACTCAGGTTTACCCAGGTCCGGCCCCATATCTTTAATGCGGCGGGTCAGTACCGGGTCAATCATCCAGCGGTCGAGCGGGAGAATCCCCTTAAACTTGCCCTTACCGATGGTTTCGGGTCGCAGCGGGGTCATTGGTGCCTGCCCCTCAATCATGATGAAACCCACCGCGCCGCCGTAGAGGCGCGACCATTTCAGCACGTCATTCAGCGCATCCCAGATTTGCAACTCATCCAGTTGTGATTCGAGAATGCCGCGATCTTTTGCATCAATTTCCGAAGTGATGCGAATGCCTTTGCGGGTCATATCATCCGGGATAGCATCGACCGCTTCGCCGATAATCCAGGACGAACGATAGGACCATTCCACCAGCATGCGGTTACGACTGGTGAAATTAGCCCGGTAGGTGGATGCTGAGTGCTGGTTAGGTGTCTGCATCCCTACGCGGGCAATAAAATTCTCATAACCATCGGCTGTGGCCTGCGCAGTTCGCCGCAGGGCTTGTTTGTTTCGTGCCATCAGGCCTGTCTCCCTAGCAACTCCCAGATGTTCAGGGCTGAATTCATTGGGGCATAGTTGATCATCACCGAGTCGGCAAGGTTTGGCGACCGGGTTCCATCAGGCTGTTTATCAATAACGATTTTTCCCACACCATTAATGGAATAGGTCGGCTGCGAAAGCTCGATGATGAGTTTATCTTTGAGTGCCATGCTACTGCTGATTGAGATGATTTCGTCCGGGTTGTAAGCCATACCTTCAACCACGGCGCGCCAGGTATTCTGAAAAAGTTTACGTAACCGCCACCAGCTCTGGGCTTTGGCGTTAGCGAAGAAGTCCTTGTTCAGACGTGCGGCTTGCCCGTTGTCCCCGCGAACAGCTTCATCATCCGGATCAAATACCGCGCCACTACCTCGAAACGGTGTGGCGAGTATTGACGGTCGACGCGCAGCGTTACGCAGTTCGTTGATAGCGCGTGCATCGCCGCGAACGCCAGCGCCCAGTCCGTCCTCGTCAAAGCGAAACTCTTCGAGGTTATCCTGTTCGCAAAAGCCGAAAACCTTCTCGACGGACTGATAAATGTCGCTGCCCACACCGGACCATTCCCGCACATTTTCCAGGAGGAAGCCATGACGGGTGGAAAAGGCATTTTTGTCCCTGCCTTCGTCGGCGACATCCATCGCGCCAAGTCGTTTGCCTGTTGGCTGGATACCCAGTTTGATATGCGCATCAACGGCAGCCTGTACCCATTCGGATGGAATCAGGACGCCTTCCGCTGATGCGCTGTAGTTCAGATCAAGTTCCTGTGCCACCACCACCGGATTATCGATTTTCTCGCATTCCCTGCGATACCACTCTTCATCCTTGCGAGGATCATCCCGCCAGTGGAATGTGAATACCGGTATCTTCCCGCCATGACGCTTCTGAGCGAACGGGTTAGCCATGCCGTTAACTGAACTCAGGTCGATACGGCAACGCGTCGTTTGTGACAACGCCGCATCAATCAGCAGAGGACGCTGAAGGAATGCAGCCTCATCAACCAGATAAAGCGTGGTACGGTCACCACGACCAATATTATCGCCAGCCTCGCCTTTGATAACGGCACCAGTTTCAGGAAACTCAACACGCATATATGGCGCGTGCTTCTTCTCACTCCACGAACCGCGAAACTCTACAGGTAGCGTTTCCACGAACTTGCGCGCCTTCCAGAACAATGCTTTCGGGTCACCGGTGCTGTCGACGTATTCCTCTTTACGGGAGCCAAAACCGATAACCATTTCTTTGTTGAAGAGACAAAGCGAGCATGCCAGTCCGATCGCGGTCCAACTGAGCCCCATTTCACGGGATTTTTCGGTAATACCATTCTCCCGATTGCTCCAGCGTTCCATAATCCAGTGGATCCACTCCTCCTGCTTAGGGAAGAGTAAAAACGGAATGGTCACCGGCAGGCCATAATCAATATTACGCGGGTCCGATGTCATGCCCCAGTCGATGATGAACTGAGCCGGATTGGTTCGGTAAAACTGTTTTAGTGCAGGCAATATTTCAGGATTCTGGCGAATGCGCTGTAGGCGTTCCATCCGCCATTCAAAAACCATCTGGTAATCAGGATGTTTAAAATCGAAGGGGAATGGTAACGGCATACTTAGCCCATCATTTTTCTATACGCTTCTGCAACCTGCTCCGGCGTTAAGTTGGTAATTTCTGTTCTGACTGGTCCTCCGTCAGCACCAGTCACTTCATTTTTGACATTGTCTTTAAACGCCTGAACAGAAACATGACGCCCGAGCAACTCAAGGTTTTTAACCTTATCAGGCCATTTGATTTTCTTCAGAAGTGCGGCGCTATCTGCGGATGCCATCTCCACGACATCCATTCCTGATAACGTTGTGCGCCATACCTTAGGCCAGTCTTTAATGGGTTTTAGCTCACCGTTTTGCAGGAGAATGTCAAGCACATCCATCTGGTCGATTTCAATAAGGCGATTAAGTACATATTCTGCATTAATACCAACAAGATCATTGCGTTGCGCTTTCAGTTCGGCGATTCTTAACTTGATGTCAGGTTTTGACAGGTTTTCGGATGCGGTACGGTTGGCTGTTTTTGCGCTGTACCCCGCCCGAATAGCCGCTTGCGTGGCGTTTAAATCGATGAGGTACTCGCGACAGAACATCTCTTGCTTGTCTGTGAGTGCCATTTTTTCTCAAAGGTGAATTTATGAGCTCATTAACGTTTATCGGATTGTCACAGTTACTTTCTAGGAAAGGTGAGTTATTACAGCAAAATACGAATGATTTATTAGAACGTGTTAACACCGCATGGAATAACAAACGAGACCTTAATAAGCAAATTTCCATAGAGCTAAATGATGGAGAGCTTGAGGTTTCAATTCCACAGCTACGCTTTAAGTGTTTTACAGAAAGTAAGCTTTCACTTCACGAAGGCTCATTAATTGGGGTTATTACTTTTTACACATCGCGAGATGGAAAAAAACAGGAGTTTCATAAAATTTTTCTTGATTGGAACAATTGCATGCATTTTGGGGCGCTTGACTCAACAGCTCCAATAGACATCGACTATACCGAAGATGTTGAGTATCTCTTTATGAACGCTCTAATCGATTCTGCTTATCGAAATAATTTAATCTAATTGATGTTGGTGGTGAACTTTTGCCACCCAGTTAATCACTCTTAGCAGGATATAAGCCATTGTCGAGACCACTCATTGAATGGTCTCTGCAATAACCGATGTCTTTCCATCAGTCCGCCACCACAAAGAATCTTTTTTGCCATAAGGCAGGAGGTTCATCTTTCAGTGGCTGCCAGTGTTATTTCCCCACTTACTGGCTTGGGTTGTTTCGCTGTACTGCCGTAACTGGTTGCCCAGAATAAATTCCGGTTTCATTATCAAGCCCACCCGTAGATAGGCTTTGTAATTAACTGGCTCTTATCTCAACGCAGCCCCTTACCGCGCGCCAGATGCTCAACTTCAAGCATCAGCAATGAGATGTTTAATCTGGATTCACTCCAGAAGTGATCACCACCCTGTCTACAGAGCCAGATGTGAAGGATGATGAGTAAAATTATCGCTATCATCGAAGGCATTGCGTCCTGATGTATTCCTGCAAGTAGTTAACCTGCGCGGTTATCCTGTCGATTCCACTTTGGAGACGGTAATAATTGAGTTCAGCATCTGCTGTAAGTCTTGGGATTTCTCCATCGCCCATGCTGCTGGCTCCGGTCGTTGACTTTGCACAGGTGGCGGCGACTTGCAGGCGCTTACGCCCAGCAGAAACATCAGCACGGAGGCTTTCGATAGTCGCGTTAGCATCAGCAAGCTCCTTTGTGTATCTGGCGTCGAGTTCTGCTACATCACGTTGACGCTTCTGCATATCAGCGATGATGGATGTGGCTTTATTGCGCTGCTCTTTGTAGGTCATGGCGTTATCACGGTAATGATTAACAGCCCATGACAGGCAGACGATGATGCAGATAACCAGAGCGGAGATAATCGCGGTTACTCTACTCATTGTTGCCCCCACAAACAGACTTCACGCTCAATCTCACGGCGAGTCATCAGCCCTTTCCATTGCTTACCGCCAGCGTATGTCCAGCGCCGTAGCTGATCACATGCGCCTTTGATATCGCCCTGGTTTATTTTGCGAAGAAGCGTCGATGTTCTGAAATTTCCAGCACCAACGTTGTAAACGAACGAGTAAAGAGCGCCGCGCGTTGTTTCCGGTATATCGACTTTGATGTACGGGTTAATTTGTCTGGCGACAGTGGCAAGGTCTTTATTCAGGAGGGCTTTGCATTCTGCTTCGGTATACGTTTTACCGAGCATAATGTCTTTTCCGGTATGCCCGTAACATACAGTCCATACGCCAACAATATCTTTATATGGTATGTAGCTGACACCTTCCAGACCATCGTCACCACTCGGACCAGTGATAAGCACAGACGCTATGGCAACAGCCCCACCACCAATAGCAGCTGCAACAGCCTTGCGTAATGATGGCGACATTATTCACCTCTCGCAGCCTTACGCTTGTCTTCTCTGATTTTGAAGTACAGATTTGTCAGATAAGTCAGGAATCCCAGAACCAGACTTCCCAGCACACCAATTGCAGCCCACTGTGACGGACTGACCTGATCCAACCACTGTAAAAACCAGTATCCCGCACTACCCGCGGATGTTCCGTAGGCAATGCCAGTAGAGATTTTGTCCATTGATTTCATAGCAACGCCTCCGCAAGTAACGGATTGCGTAGTTCTTATATTGGGAAGGGGAAAAAAGAAGGCCGCGGCATAACTATCACTGATGAGTTCAGGATAGCCAGTGGCTACGGCTCAGTTATGGTGCTGGTTAACGGACTTGAACCGCTACCCATTCGCTTACAAGGCGACTGCTCTACCATTGGAGCTAAACCAGCATATTTGGCGGGACAGCGTGGACTCGAACCACGATAAGAAGGTTAACAGCCTTCCGTAATGACCTTTATACGACTGACCCAAATAAAAAAAGCCACCGTTGCAACTTAAGAGTCACTAACGGCAGCTTATGCCAATAGTGTTGCTCATTTGCTCAATGATGTCAACACGTTCTATGCTACATGTTTAATTTTCTCTACACGTTTCCGATTTTTAAACGCACTATCCAGAACCGGGTAAATCATAAACAACGAGGCATTAAGGATTTCGTCAACTTCCCGTCGACAGGTTGCGAGCGATGGTTTTTGAATGCGCCCGCCGCCACGGCATAACATCTTGCGAGGTCTTGCGACGCGATGATAGTAAGATGCAATGGCGTGCTTGGAAGAGCCATGAGCGTAGTAGCTGAGGAGGATTCCAAAGGCTTTCTTGTCAATGTACATGACGGAATCGACGACCTGAGAAATCAACATTCCATCATCATCATTACACATTGGCCTTGTCATAACTCTTCCCGGCTCTACGCTCTCCATGAACTTCGCTATTACGCTGCTCATGCGCTTTTCCAGACGACCTGAATAAACCCATGCGCCCCACAGTTCAAGCCAGCCATTCAGCCACTCATGCTGTTCTTTGGTGAGGTTTAGTTCTCTTATGCCCACGCGCCTTCTCCCTGTACCTGAATCAATGTGAGATTTCCGCAGAATACTGCCCCAGTATCGATATACATCTGGTTGGCAAATTTGAGTGGTTTCACTGCTGGCGTATGACCAAAGATAAACGTGTCCGCGCCTTTAATTTCTTTAACGATCCCGTCTTGTGAGTTGCTGATTCGTTCGCGGTTCCAGATTACCTGCTGATGATCAACTGGCTTTCCAAATTCGTATTCGTCACAAGGATAATCGGCGTGGCAGATGACATATTTTTTACCTTTGCTCACCAGTTCGATGATTAACGGAAGTTCTTCTGCTTTATGGGCAAGAGCTTTAGCCAGAATTTCTTTGTCGTAATCGAGATTAAAGAACCAGCCACCGCCATTAAGCAGCCAGTGATTAACGTTTCCACGCTCTGATAAGCCATCAATCATCATTTGCTCATGGTTTCCACGTACAGCTCTGAACCAGGGGAATGTGATTAATTCCAGGCATTCAACGTTCTCTGCACCACGATCAACCAAATCGCCCACCGAGATAAGCAGGTCTTTTTTGTTGTCGAATCCAATCGTATCCAGTTTGTTCATCAGGTTCGTGTAGCATCCGTGCAGATCGCCAACTACCCAAATATTTCGGTATTTGCTGCCATCAATTCTTTCGTAGATATTCATGCAGCCTCACTTCTGCTGTTTCGCAGTTTTTTAAGTTTCTGTTGATACTCCGCCTTGATGGCCCTGCACTCTTCGACAGTCCAGCGATGGCGGTTATGGTTTGATTCGATTTCGTCTACTGCTTCCTGCCCGATGCGGTTAATCAGTTCGACGCGATACGGAACGAGATTTCCGCTTTTATGTTGGTTGCACACCACGCATTGCTTGTGAATATTGCGTTCATCAAATCGGAGTTGAGGCGCCGCAGCAGTTGTCCGGTAATGCCCGGCATCCCACTGAGCAGACGTGAGCGTTCCGCACGAGATACATGGTAAGTCGCGGTCTCTTTCTCTGATGAAGGCGTTTACGGCTTGTTGGGCTTGTTTAATCCAGTAACTGCGGGGCTTTAAGGCGAGTTTTCGAATCTTAAGTTTATCTTTCTGTTTCTGCTCCTCTCGTCGTCGTTTCTTCTCTGCTGCCTTTTCCGCTTTTTCGCGTTCTTTGCTTCGTCGTTCGAGTGCTATCTTGGTTCCACACTCTGGAGAGCACCACCACTGATTGGCGAATGCAGGGTGAAACCATTCCCGACATTCATCGTTTTTACATCGTCTTCGCGCTGGTTTAGCCATCGTCTTCTTCCTCGTGCATCGAGCTATTCGGATCGCTCATCAGTTCTGCGCAGCAGTGCTCACACACGTGAACTTCCAGCACATGCAGCTTCTGACCGCAATTAGCGCACGTTAAAGCCCGCTCGACGCTTTCTTGTTCGTAACTTCGATTTGGGTCAATCACCTTGTATTCCTCGCACGATGTCTTAGCCACCGGATATCCCACAGGTGAGCCGTGTAGTTGAAGGTTTTTACGTCAGATTCTTTTGGGATTGGCTTGCGTTTATTTCTGGAGCGTTTCGTTGGAAGGTATTTGCAGTTTTCGCAGATTATGTCGGTGATGCTTCGTCGCTGTCGTCTCATTCTGCCCTCCTGACGCCCTGCCCGATCGCCATCAATGCCGCTTTGGATACGGTAGTAAACATCCGTCGAGGACTGATGAACGGTCGCCAAATCAGCAGCATGGAACCTTTGCTGTTTCCCTTCTTCTCCAGCCCTGTCGATGGTTCGATAAAATTAATCCGTCCATCAGTAATGATGCGAACTTCGTCAATACTCTCCAGAGCCTTGCTGAACCATCCGACAGACATATCCTCTGGCACAAGCATCACTATCGTCTGTCGCTGTTGTATGCACTGCTCAGCGGCTTTTTCCACCCACGGCCTGATATTGCTGTACGGTGGGTTATTCCAGATTGCACCGTGGCTTATCCACTCAGAATTTAGCGCGTCGTCGGCCTCAGTTAACCAGTGAGCGCACAGAGCATTTTTGTCGCTCGCTGCCGAATCCAGCCAGAATCCAAACTCAATATCCAGTGCATCAAAAAGCCAAAGCGGCGTTTGCCAGCAGTCCTTGTCGTGTGCTGGCGTCTTTGATTTGATAGTCATGCAGCCCGATCTCCCCATCGCGCTTTCCATTCGAGAGCCAGTCGCGCTTCGTCTGACCACTTAACGCCACGCTCTGTACCGAATGCCTGTATAAGCTCTAATAGCTCCGCAAATTCGTTTACACGCATCCTGCTGGTTGACTGGCCTATTACCACAAAGCCATTCCCGGCAAGGTTAGGAACAACGTCCTGCTGCTTTAATGCTGCTGTAAAAACGCACTTCCAGCTTTCTGCATCCAGCCAGCGACCATGCCATTCAACCTGACGAGAGACGTCACCAAGGCAAGCCCAAAGCTTTCGATTCTGGTCTAAGCTGCGGTTGCGTTCCTGAATGGTTACTACGATTGGTTTGGTTGGGTCTGGAAGGATTTGCTGTACTGCGTGAATAGCGTTCTGCTGATGTGCTGGAGATCGAATTTCAAAGGTTAGTTTTTTCATGACTTCCCTCTCCCCCAAATAAAAAGGCCTGCGATTACCAGCAGGCCTGTTATTAGCTCAGTGATGTAGATGGTCATCTTTTAACTCCATATACCGCCAATACCCGTTTCATCGCGGCACTCTGGCGACACTCCTTAAAAATCAGGTTCGTGCTCATCTTTCCTTCCCGTTCTTCCTTGGTAGCAAACCGGTAATACACCGTTCGCCAGACCTTACCTTCGATAACCAGAAGACCTGCCCGTGCTATTTTAGCCGCGGCCTGATTTATGCTGGTTACTGTTGCGCCTGTTAGCGCGGCAACGTCCGGCGCACAGAAGTTATTATGCGTCCCCAGGTAATGAATAATTGCCTCTTTGCCCGTCATACACTTGCTCCTTTCAGTCCGAACTTAGCTTTGAGTTCTGCGATCTTCGCCAGAGCCTGTGCACGATTTAGAGGTCTACCGCCCATGACAGGAAGTTGTTTTACTGGTTCAGGGATCGCCTCACCACGGTTAATTCTCGCAGTCATATGGACAAGCTCATCTGCGGCCTTACGGCGTAATTCCGCATCAGTAAGCGCATTGGCCCGCATGTTCTGATACAGGTTGGTAACCAGCCAGTAGTGCGCGTTTGATTTCCACGGATAAGACTCCGCATCCGGATACAGGCCTCGCTTCCGGCAATACTCGTAAACCATATCAACCAGCTCGCTGACGTTTGGCAGTCCGGCGATAACGGATGCTTCTTCCCGGCACCATGCAACAAACTGCCCGGGTGATGGCAGAAATGGTCGATTCTGCCGACGGGCTACGCGCATTCCTGCGTTAACCTGTTCCATTGTGGTGATCCCGTTTTCCCGGAAAGCCAGAACCCACTGGCGGCGGATTTCGTTCAGTTCGTTCTGGTCACGGTTAGCCAGGCTCGCCGGGAAAGTTGCCAGTAACTGGCTGAACACACCGTTGATGATCTGCGCTACCTGCTGTACCTGCGGCTTTTCGTCGTACTGTTCCGGCATGTTGTTGGCGATCCGACGCATCTGCTCACGGTCAAAATTAACCATCTGTGCGGCGATGTTTTTCATAAATCCACCCCGTAAATCCAGTCAGTGTTTGTCA